ACGGTTGCCAAGTTGCTGGCTCGCGTCTATCTGCGATTCGGAGAACGCGCAGCGCGAGTCGTTCGTGCTCATCGACTGGCGCGGATGTTGGCAACCTATGTCTTTACCGGAATTCTTCGGAAGGCGAGGACGTGGGCCGATGGCAAAGACCTACGGCCAATCGCAGCCTGATTCTAGAGTTGCAAGCTCCGGCGTTTACGCCGGGGTAGTTGACGGAAATAGAAACGAGCCAAGCAAATGCCCTATGTCGATCCGGGAATTGATTCTGACCAACTCGCCACCCTTTTAGCCAACCCCGGCAGGGCTGCGGCCTTAACTCAGGCCATGCAGGCGGCCGGGCTGGGCAATCCGGCGGTGATGCCACCCGGGACGAACCCGACTGCTGTACCGCAACCCGATCCCACTCTGACTCCCGCTCCCGCACCCAATCTCTGGGAATCAGGTTTGACCGCGTCGCCGTCAGGCTCGTCTGCACCCCAGCCGGTAGCTTCTCCCAATCCCAATGATCCAGCCTATGGCGCACCCGCAGATTTGACTACGCGCCCAGTACGCCCGCCTGCAGCCTCGATCGACAACCCCATGCCTCCCGCGCCCTGGATGGTAGGGGCAAGCTCTCCGCCCGCTGGCGCGCCAACTCTTCCCGGAAGCTCACCTCTGGATAGCGTGATTGCTGCCCGGCCCACGCCGAATATGACCGCCCAGGACCAACTGGCGGCGGACATGGCCAGGCGTACCGGCGCGCTCTCCGACAAGGGAAACCAGCCGCGTTGGTGGGAACGGATGCTGGCTGGAGCTGCTGCCGGGGCGGTGATGTACGGCTCGCATAACCCTGAAGCCGCTGCCGAAGCTGGAGCTAACATCACCGGACGGCGCATGAGTAACGCGCTGCGCCCCATCGACGCCTCGATTGCCGCCGATCAGTCTGGAGTTACCCAGAATCAGTCCGACTTCGAGAACAAACGCCAGAGCTGGGAAGATGCGCTCAAGGGCGTGACGGAACAACGTCAGGAGAGTTCTGCCGAGGCTTTGCAGACCGAACGCGCGGCCAAAGCCGACAAGTACGACAACGCCATCGACCCCAAGAGCCTGCGCCAAGACACCGACGGCAAGTGGATTGGGACGACGTATGGTGGAAAAGATGTTCCGGCTGCCGACCCAACGGCGGGCAAGGTTCCCAAGCTGCCCGGCAGTCCCTTCGCGGCGCACATGGCAAACTGGAATGCCACCCACCCCGGAGTGCCGCCCCCCGACGACAAGGTTTCGCAGTGGCAGCGGGAAAGTGCTCAAGCCACGCACATCACCATACCTAAGCAGGCCAACGAGTACGAGGATTGGAAGGCGCAGTTCACGGCAGAGAATGGCCGACCGCCCACGGCGCAAGAAATCATCGGACGCCGGACCGCAGCCAGCACTTCGACAGGTTATGACAAGGCCACGAAGAACAAACTCACGTCCCTGGAAACACTGAAGAACAGCCAGTTGCACGACTTGGAGAAGACCTACACCTGGGATCCCAAGAGCAATCAATATGTCAACCGCAAGAACAATGCGGACACGATGGCGCCGGAGGACTGGCGTCAGCAGCGCCAAACTATCCAGAACAATTACGAAGCCGAGCGCGGAGTAGCTACGGGAGAAGATCAGGGGCACGTCGAGCTAGACGCGCAAGGCAATTGGCCGAAGGGCGCTCCACAACAAGCCGCCGCCACGGTATCTCAATCTCCAACGGCGCAACCGGCGCTTCCGGCTCGTGGCGCCAATCGAACCGCAACTTCCGCGCCCCAGCGATCCTCCGCGTGGTCAGCTCCTCCCGACGCCCCTCCAGCTCCGAAAGAGGACGGCCACAAACTGACGAAAGACGGCAAGACGATCCTGGCAATCAGTAAAGGCGGCCAATGGGCTCAGCCGTAAGCGGCTACCAGATTCTTCCGCCCGATTCAGCCAGCAACGGCGGAGGCTATCAGGTATTGCCACCCGACGCCACGGCTGCGCCTGCATCTCTTGCGGGATCGCCCGGCGACATTGCAGCGCGCGCATTGGCGCAGCAAGGGTTGCCGCCGGCCGCAACCCCGAACGCGCCCACCCTCGTCCCGCATCCCAGCGGCGTAGGCCCTCACGCGGTCGAAAGCTACCTCACTGGCGGAACGGGAGCAGATACCGAATCGGGCGGACTGGTGACGCCAGCCGAGGCAAGCGAGTGGAATCGGAATCGGGCAGGATTCGTACAGCGTCAGGATCAGGCTGGACCCCTCAAGATGATCGGGGAGGGCGCGGCCTCGGTGCTGGAAGGCTCGCCGAACGACGCCGGTCCTGCCGGGTCAGGCCTCCCACTGGCGCAAGGCATTCCAGATATCCTTCGCGGTGCCAAGAACATCGCAACCGCAGGCAACCGCCAAGACGTTTACAAAGGCGGCGCGCAACTGATCGGCGGAACGCTCAACGAACTGGCTCCAGCCTTCGCGTCCGGACTGATCGAAAAGCCGGTGCAGGTAGGCGCGGGGCTGATTACCGGCATGTTGACCGCCAAGGGCGCGCAACTTGCCACCGCCGCCGCGGGCGGATCGAAAGAAGCGCAGGACTTTGCCGAAGCTGCCGGCTTCTTCATTCCATCTATTGTCGGACTAAATGTTCGCGCCAGTACGGTACCGGGCGAACGTGGGGCGATTGTCTCCGGCCTTGGCGATAAAGTAGCCGTTGGTGCGACCGAAGCGCCAGGCGGAGGAGTGGCGATCGGCGGAAGATTCGGAAGTAAAACCGCTGGCACGGTAGTCGGCGCTCCATCGGCTCCGTCCGGTCCGGGAATTCCCGAGCAGTCCCCCATCCAAGGCGAACCTGGCTCCGTCGGCCCACCTATTACCCCTCCGTCGCCCACCGAAGTTTCCCAGAAAGCGACCATGGACGAGAACGTGGTCGCCATGAGCAAGGCCACGCAGGTCGAGCAGCAATCTGCCGAAATCGCCGCTCGGGTCGCATCGGGCCAGCCCCCGCCGCAACCTCCTCCGGTAACTCCCCAAACCGTCGAGAAGGCCGCGCAGCAAGTTGAATCGCTCCCGCCCGAACATCAACCGCAAGCCCTCATCGACAGCCATAAGCAACTCACCGGAGCCTTGGCGAAACAGGGATCTGCCATAGTCGATGGCAAGGTTATTCCGGTCGGCTCGCCGAAAGAGGCAGCCAAGGTCGCAGCCGAGATCATTAATCAGCAGGCGGAGAAGGCCCAGAATCAGCCCGCTCCCGCGCCAGTTCCTCCGGTTACCCCGCAGCATGTCGAAGCCGCAGCCGCACAGATTGAAGCCTTACCGCCGGAGCAGCAGCCCGCCGCGTTAGTCCAGAGTCACCAGCAGCTTGCCGCAGCCTTGACGCAACAAGGGTCAGCGGTAGTCGATGGGCAAGTGGTTCCGGTCACCTCCCCGAAGGAAGCGGCGAAAGTTGCCGCCGAAATCATCAATGCGCAAGTAGAGAAGCTGGATGAGGCAGCCAAGCTTCCGTCAAATTTGACAGAAGCTTCAAAACCGGAAGAATCGACCCAATTACAGCCCGAAATCGCGCAAAACGAGCCTATTTCGCCCGCCCGTCCCGCCTACCAGATTCAGCCCCCCTTGAAATCCGGCGATGCGGTGACCTTTGCCAAGAACGGCCAGTCCTTCAAGGGAAATGTCGAGAGGGTTTTCCCCAGCGGGCGGGTGCAACTACGTGACGATGCCGGAAAGCTGCACACCGGAGACGCGGGCAAGCTGCGGGTTATGGCGGCCGGCGAGACGATACCCGCGAAGCCTGAAACGAAAGCCGCCAAAGCCGAGACGAAGGAGCCGACTAAGTACAAATTCGGCAGCACTCAGGCAAACATTCACGGCAACTCGGAAGCTGCCGACGCGATAAAACTCGCTCAGGCTCGCATCTCCGAATCCGACCTGATGCCGCAGGACAATGGCAAGAGCATTGAAGACGAACCTCACGTCACCGTCCGCTATGGCATCCAGAGCGAAAATACGGTGGGAATCAAGAAGTACCTAGAATCCCTGTCTCCGTTCGAAGCTACTCTCGGGAAGACCGATAAGTTTCCTCCCAGCGAGCATTCGGACGGCGCGGCAGTCATCGTCGCCCCTATCGAGTCTCCCGATCTCCATCGCATCAATCAGGAGATTGAACAGCACGGCGACTTCACCGAACCTTCATTCAAGGAGTACAAACCCCATGCCACGATTGCCTACGTAAAGCCAGAGAAGGCGGACCGCTACGTGGGTATGGATGTGACCCACGGGAAGAAATTCACCGTCGATAAAGTAGCGATTATGGATCGCAATGGCGGCAAGGAAGTGGTGAAGCTGGGGGGGAATCCTATCAAGCAGAGGATCGCCGCGCAGAAAGCCGCCAAGCCCGCGCAGGCCTTCCCCAAGAGCGTTTCCGCGCCGGGAAGCTATGGCGGTGACACGGTAGTCAAGACGCCGAGCGGCGACCTTCCCGCAAAGTACAAGGTTGTCGAAGCTGCGAATTTGCTTCCCTCGCACGACGCCGAAACCTTCGCCAAGAATCCCGGCTATCCAGAAGGCGTTCAAGAACGCGCCTACCACTCCAGCAAAGAAGCGCAGAACCGAGTCATCCAGCAGGCCCAGAACTATGACCCCGCTTACACGGTGAACACGAATCCCGATGCGGTGAACGGGCCGCCAGTAGTCACTAAGAGCGGCATGGTGCTGGGCGGGAACTCGCGCGCGATGGCAACGCAACGACTATATCGGCGTGGGGGTGGAGACGCTTACCGGAACGCTATCAGCCAGCAAGCCTCGCAGTTCGGGATTGATCCCGAGACGGTAAAGGATTACAAGGCCCCCGTCCTGGTGCGCGAGGTCCCGAACCCGGCAACCATCGAAGAAGCGCGGAAGCTGGGCTCCGATCTCAACAAGTCCATGACCGGCTCGCTCGGCGTGGCCGAAAAAGCCGTCAGCGCTGGAAAGTCGATTACCCCCGAAACCCTGCAACGCATCGCGGGGATGATTGACGAGCTAGGCGGCGACGCCTCGATTCGCGACGTGCTGCGCGACAAGGGTCGCGACATCATCCCCATGCTGGAAAAAGACGGGTTGATTACCGCCCGCGAGCGTCCGGCGTTCGTCGACACCGCAACCGGCGGATTGAGCGATGAGGGCAAGACCTTCGTCGAACGCGCGCTGCGCGGCCTGATCGTGGACGATCCCGACCTGATGGAGCGCACCCCGAAATCCATCCTCAACAAGCTCGACGGCTCTCTGGCCGACATTGTGGGAGTGGCGCAAAGGACCGACGAATACAACATCCTTCCCTTGTTGCGAGCGGCATTGGCCGAGCACGCCGACATAGCCGCACGCGGCAGCGACGTGGAAACGCATCTGGCGCAAGCTGGAATGTTTGCCGGGGAGCGCAATCCCGCCGTCGAGGCCTTGGTGCGGAAGCTGGGCGAGAAATCGAAAGCGGTCAAGGACGCGCTGCGCCAGTTCACCCAGGACGCCAACTTCGACCAGCAGGGACAGGGAATGCTGGCGGTTGCCGAGGAGCCCAGCCCGGTCAATGCCTTCAATGCCGCTTTCGGAACAAATCTCAGCGAGGACCAGTTCCAGCAATCTTTGATTGACGCCAGCTCGAATCCGGAGCACAGTGGAGAACGAGATGTCAGCCGAACTCAAGAAGAAACTGAAAACGGTGCTAACGATCTACAACAGCACCCCGCCGAAACAGCGAGCCGAGGCGGTCCGGCAAGCCCTGAAGAAACCCCAGTAAAACCTCGCATCGTCCCCGGCGCCCGCTCCTCAGCCACAGGGAATGAAACCGGCCGCACCAGCATCCAGGACCTCACCGATTCGATTCGCCGTCAGGTTCCCGACTCCAAATCCATGGGAGACCGCCTGAAAGCGGGAGCCGATATCGGCGCCTCTGCCGTCGGTGGCGTCAAGGATGCCCTGAGTGAAGCCTGGGGAAAACTCAAGGGCGCGACCGCCGCGATTGTCGAAGCCTACAAAAATCCCCGCAGTTCGATACTCTTGCCCCGTACCGGTTACGATGTCAGCGACTACGAACGCGGGGTGGGGCACTGGTCGAGGGCCGACAACGTTTCGGCGTCTAACCTCTACGAATTTCGCAAAGCCAATGAGAAAGCCGTACCCGACAAGACCGACAGGAAAGCTATCTCGGTCTACGTGCAGGCGGGCGGCGACCAGTCCACCTTGGACAAATGGGCCAAAGACATCACCTCCGACCCCAGCACCAGCAAGTACGCCGACGTGTTTGAACGCGCCACCAAACTCAAGAACGAGTATCAGACCATCGCCCGGAACACACAGAACCACAACGACTCCACTTTGCAGGAGATGCAGCAGGCTGGAATCCTTCGCGAGGGCATCGAGAACTACATGATGCAGGTGTGGAAGGACAATCCCAAAATGCTCGCCAAGGTTCGGGCAGAGACGAATTGGGCCAGCCTCCAGACCAAGCCGAGCTTCACCAAAGAGCGCACCATCCCCACCTACTATGACGGCATCAAGCTGGGCTATACCCCCGCCGACATGGATTATGCGTTCCTAACCTCTGCCCATGAGCGAGCGTTGCGTGAGGCGATGGCGGCGCGCGCGTTCATCGCAGAGCTGAAAGGCGGCAAGGCGTCGGACGGCAGACCGCTGGTAGCCACCTCTTGGGCCAGCGCGAAAGAGATCGACCCTGAAGAAGCCGAGAAGTCTGCGGCCTACATGATTAAGCCGAACCTTAATCCCGGAGACGACGTTGCCGACTATCGCACGGTTGACCATCCTGCATTGCGCGGCTGGCGCTGGGCGGGAGAAGCGGACGGCAAGCCTATTTTTGTTCAGGGCGACATGCTGGTACATCCGGAGATCGCCCGACACCTCAAGAACGATCTCGGTAAATCGGCAATCCGCAGCTATCACGTCGAGCTAGCCGGGCATGATATCGCCGTGGGCGAGGCGGTTCTGAATACCTTCAACGCCCTCAAAAGCACCATCCTGGTGGGCAGTAGGTTCCACGAAACCACCCTAGAATTTCACTCGCTGGAACACCGCACTATTCCATGGGGATTGGATGGACTCGATTTCAACGACCCGCAACAGATGCGCTTGCTGGACGGCGGGTTGATGGTCGCAAACTACGACGGGATGGATGCCTTTTCCGAGGGACTGAGCGGCAAGGGATTGCAGAAGCTGCCCGGCATCGGCCACCTCATACAGGCGTACAACGATCATCTGTTCAAGGAAAAATTGCCGTCGATGAAGATGGCAACCGGACTCAACGCCCTAAAGCGCAACGACGCCCGCTACGAGAAAATCTACAGCCCGGAGAAAATCGCACAGATTACCGCCAAGCAGATGAATGCAGCCTACGGCGGATTGAATTACCGGATGATGGGACGCAACCAGACGGTGCAGGACGCCCTGCGCATCATCGCCATGGCCCCGGATTTTCTGGAAGCGCGCGCCAAGTTTGTCGCCCAATCCTACCGCCCGCAAGGACGTGAGCAGCTCTTTGCCAAGCTGCTCGGCACCCTCATGCTCTTTACCGCCGCCGAAATAACTGCGCGCCTCAGCCACGGCGAGCACAAGTTGAGCGACCCTTATCGCGTACACAAGAACGGCAAGGCTTACGGGATGCGCTCCGTGCAGGGTGACGAATTCGACGCCATCACGCAGCCCGGAAAATTCCTGATGAATCGCGCCAGCCCCGCCGTGGGCGCAGCGATCAAATTTGGCGAAGGCAAAAACTATTTCGGCAAAAAACAATCCGCTTGGCAGACCGCCCAGGACCTGGCGCGGCACAACGTGCCCATTCCTGTACAGCCCTGGACCGTGAAAAACAAAGACAGCAATGTGGAAAAGGCGTGGGAAACCGGATTGCGGATTGCCGGTCTCCAGGTAACGAAAGAACAGAAACCCAAGAAATAGCCCCTTCCCTTCACCCGGGAACGAGCGTTCCCCGAGGAGCACCTGTGAGCAAAACTCCTGTCCTAACCCCTACTCAAAAGAAATTCTGCGACGCCTACGTCGATTTAGGTTGCACCAAAGGAGGCAAGGCGGCGCGTCCCTATAGCAAGGATCCCTACCACTACGCCAGTGAGACGCTGGCCAAGAAGTACATCCAGGATTACATCGAGGAGCGAAAGAAAGAGAAGGCTGCGGAGATTAAGGAAACGCTGGTCCCGCTGGGCATCACCCCGCATGCCCTGGTGCTGGAAGTGGGCGCCATCTTCCGCGACGTTGCGAACGTTCCCGTAGAGATACGGCTGAAAGCTGCCACTCAACTGGGCCGCTGGTTCGGGATGGAGAATCATCCCACGCCTTCCCCTACCAGAAACTCCGTCGCCGGCGATGATATTTTCGCCGGAAAGACTGTCGAAGAACTGGAGTACTTTGCCAAATATGGCCGTTTTCCCGTGGACGCCCCCCAGCTTAACTAACGCCGGAATGGAAGCGGGCAGGCTGCGCGCCCTGGCCCTCTGTCGCATCAAGCAGGCGCGAGAGTTGCAAACGCTGCGCGTGGAGACCAGCGAGCGGGTCAAGGAAGCGCTCAAGCATCCGCTTCATTGGTTACAAAACCACACCAAAACTTACAACGAACATTGGGTAGAGGAGGGCCGGCGCACGCCCTATGAGTCGTTTCCCGACAAGCCCTACTACGGCCCGCTGTTAGATATGTTCATCGCCGAGCCGGTGTTCTGTGTCGAGAAGTCGCGCGACATGATGGTCAGCTGGCTGTGCGTCGGCTACTTCCTCTGGGAAGTGATGCAGCACGCGATGCGCGGCGCCGCCTTCCAATGCCAGAAGGAGGGTAAGGTCGAGCAGCTCATTAAGTACGCGAAACATCTTTATTCATTACAAGACGATTTTATAAAAGCTGAGTTTCCCTTGTCTAAGCCTCTGGACCGGCAACCGGTGCTGGAGTTGGAATTTGACCACGGCGGTCTGATCAAGGGCCTCCCCGGCGGAGCGGACCAGGTTCGCAGCTATCACCCGTGGGGCTACTACAACGATGAAACCGCCTTCCAGCCTGAAGCTGGCGACTGCTATGACGAGTCGCTGGCCGCGGCGCAGAAGATCGTCCTGAACTCCAGTGCGGGACCTGGCTGGTATGCCGAATTCAAGAATGATTCCCAACTCGATATTGAGGACTAAGCCCGTTGACCGTCGCTGAGGCTCTACAAAAGACGCGCACCATCACCCCTCAGACCCGAGTCGAGATTGTGCGCGGCCTCAGTTTGCGCCGTACCCGTAACGGTATCCCGATCGCGCGCCTGCACTACAGTGCGGACCCTGATCGCGATCCGGAAATCAATCCTGGCTGGAAGAAGACGGCGCGCCTCAAGTACTCCTCGCAGGTCAAGTGGGACCGCGAACAGGAGATCGTTGACGCCGCCGGCGGAGGTCAACTGGTGTTTGCCGATACCCTGCTTACCCACTGGGAAAAAATCGTTATCACCGATCCCAGATGGCGGCCTGATCCCGGCTGGTCGGTGATTGGCGGCTTCGACCATGGCCGCACCAACCCCACCGCGCTGGAAAAGGGCTACGTCGATTTTGAGGGAAATATCCTCATGGCCGGCGAGTACTACATGCCTGGCAAAGAGGTCTGGCAAAACGCGCCTGAGATATTAAAGATGCCTGATGTGGACCGCTTCGAGGCGTGCTGGGCCGATCCATCGATCTTTGACGCCAAGACCCAGCAGGAGGTGGGCAAGGAGGCGCGCGCCATCTCGGAGCTTTATGCCGAGCATGGTATGGGATTTCTGAATCGCTTCGGCGGCAATCGCAACGACATTACCTTTGCCGAGCGCTTGCTGTCGCACTGGGCCGACCTAGAGAACCCGAACCGCGAGCCTTCACTGCGCATTGTCTGTCGCAATTACTGCGAACGTCCCCAGCCTGGCCTGCATCCCTGGGATTCGCCCAACTTGCTGTGGGAGTTATTGCAGACCCGGCGCCGCAAACTGACCGCAGTGCAAGCGCTGACCCGCAATATCAGCGAAGAGATTTTGGACAAAAATAATCATGGGCAGGATTGCCTCAAATACGTGGCGATGTCTCTCCCTGAGCCTTCCCAAAAGAGTAAGGACCGCCGCATCCAGGAAGCGGTAAAGCCTTACGCCGACGCCGGCGACTTCACCAACGTGCATCTGACCGCCGAGAAGCTGCGCCGCCAGATCGAGATAGAAGAGGACGATTCCCCACCCGGCAACATGCGTCAGGCCATGGCCCGCGCCGCCCGCCGGCGACGTTGAATTGCCATGCTGGACGATTTTGACACTCCCCACGCCTAAAGGCGGGCCAATCGTAGCGAATTGTGCAGCGTATCGCATGATTTAGTGCGGTACTTGACTA